TATTATCTTTTTTGTCTTTTTTCTTCCTCTGCCCTTTTTTCTAAATCATCAATTTCCCCTTTAATTCTTTTTTCACCTCTTAATTCGTCTGATTTCAACGCAGCGTCAATTCTCTGATTACTCATCGCAACATAAAAGGGATCATTTTCGTGACCGCTTGCAATTAACATTTCCCTTTCCTGTTTACGTACTTTTTCAGCATATTCAGAATGTCTTGTCCTTTCAGCATCAAGTACGTTATCAATCCTTTGGTCGTATTTGCGTGAAATATCTTCATTGACTATACGTCTCTGATTCTCCTTGTATTCGTTTATGACTTGTTGCATACTCGTTGAACCAGGGACAAACATAATACCACGCTGCCTCATTTCACGCCTAACGTCTTCAATCATTCTGTCTGATGAGGGAAGAGTAGAAAAAGGAGATTGATTAGGCTGCTGCTGTGAATACGGTTGTTGATTAGGCTGCTGTGAATTGTTATTAGCGTTACCGTTATTATTACTACCGCTTGCTGATATACCGTTTACTTGAATTGTGGTCGTACCCATTATTAATCTTTTTTGTCAAATTCACTTAAATCTAATTTTTCATATTCTTCATCAATTTCCTTGCTGTTCAATTTCACAATCTCTCTACCGTCATTCAATTTAGTGTTTTCATATTCGTCTTCTTCTTCATCCCTTGTCATCGCTCTTGTTATCTCTTTTTCTTCAAGATATTCAATGGCCATATCTATCCAACACATTTCACGATGACGGCTGGAACCAAATGGGATATTATATTTATGTCGCCACCAATAATCTATCGGAAAATTATTCCAATTTATAAGAAAATTTTTTATCAAATTATTCATTCGCTATAACGCTTGATAACGATGTCATAATTTTATCATACCAAGGTTTTATTTCATCTCTATATACTTTTACCATTTCCTTTATTTTTTCGCTCTCCATTGTAGTATAATTCCTGATATCATAATATTTAGCAAATTCAGGAACACACACCTGAAAAAATGCAATAGCGTCAACAGTATCAAGAATTATATAAGCATTCAAAACACCGCTTGCTGCCATAGCACCATATTTATTGTTGGTAAGTGCTTGCTTTACACTTTCAATGTCAATTAACTGACCAACATTAGGAAAATTAATCATAAAAACCTTTTCACCAACGGTTATTTTTTTAACTCTTTCAATCTCTTCCATAATAAAAAAAAATTAGGATAAATACTCTTTTATTTACCCTAATTAATAACTGAGATGAAAAAGAAACAAAAACTATATGCTATGACAGTACAGACGGATCATAAAGAATTGGCTCAAGATATTCAAATTCAGTGTCCCTGCCTGAAATTTGCCCCTCTTGTAAATCAAATCCTTCACGTGAAACAAATGCACCCTTAACTGTTGCAAAAATTTCAGTTTTTACATTAACCAATCCCGTTGTCGGATCAATTGACCCATCCTTCACCTTACGCAAAATAGAAACAGTTAAACCGTCTTCCTGAAGGAGAATAGCGTGAGCCCAATCGTTAACTGTCGTCAAATTACGGAATGTTCCTTTTAGCATATGATTTGCCAAAAGATTAAAATTGATATTATACGATGAACAACTCATTGAACCGCTCCACTCTATTGCTGGGAGTTCGGATGGGTTCAACTTACCTATTCCTGATACACGTCCACGCCTGATATTTTCGGTGCATCGTATATTTTTCATTTTTCCAATCGTCACGTTGTCAAATTGTATAATTGCCAACGGAGCAGTCATTACTTTTTTATTTTCCATAACTTTTTACCTCCTTATTTTAAAGTGTGAAATCCAAAATGTTGCCAACAAAAAACGTCTTATTCACAGGAACATTCGGCACAAAATCATAATATATCGTGTAATCACTATTATTCACAGTTACATTAACATTTTTCCAACGGATAATAAGATTATCTGCTCCTGGCTCTGCAACAAAACTACTCAATTTGGCTTCGGTAAACGATTTAACGCTTGCAGGTGAGGTTTGAGCAGCGGTCAATCCAGTAAATCTGTTTTGAGCGTCAATAGTAATCTCTTTATTCATTTGAGCCTTTATCAATTCAATAGACAATTCAAATGATTCACCATTTTGATTTATTGTCTGTAAATTGTTTGGCCATTGAATTGAATTAATTCCTTGATTAACAACCCAATAACCGTTAACATTCCTGACGTGCATAATACCGTATTTTAAGGCATCTTCCCTTTCATTTTGAGTCAAATCATATTCAAACGATTTATAACCAACCTTTTTGAAAGTCATAGGAGTTTGCGGTTGTGCACCTGCATTCATTCCCATTATACTCGCTGTCAAATAAATAGGATAAAGAGTTTTTGTGCCATTTCCATCTTTTCTCGGTACAATAGGAGCACCGTGAACAACTACTACCTGATTTGAATTAAACAGTTGTGCTGCTGCCTGAGTTGTTCCGGAATTACCAAATAATTCTGATTTACTACCACCGCCAGGAACAAACATAAATTCAGTATATTTTGCAGCAGTCTTGATGTAACTGAAAAGTGAAGTGTTATATCCTGATACGCTATCAGCCACTGTCAAATTAGTACAAAGTATGAAAGTTACATCTAATTCAGCAACAGCATCCAACGCTTCACGGAAATAATCTGCATTGAATACGGTATTTCCGCCAGTACTTAGAATACTTGCCATAATGAAAAGAGAGTCATCAGAATTCAATTCTACGTTAAATTGTGATGTAACGGCTTCATTATATTTCATTTCGTTATATAACTCTCCTGATGTTGAAAATTCGCTACTTTCATAAATTATCATCGGTGATGTTTCAGGAGCACCCCAAACGTTTCCAAACGCTTCACCATCTTTATCAGTACCACCATAAGTACCTTTACGGATAATGAGTTTAAACTTGTTAGGATCAACAGTACCAGGAACAATTTCAGCACTATATCCAACCTGCAAAACTCCATTAGTATCTATCTGACCATTCCCTACAATACCTTCATTCAAACAAGTTAGTGTGATTAACGTATTACCATTATCATCAATAACTAATGTTGCAGGAGTTGTTTCAGCCGCTCTTGTATAATACAACTTCGGTGCCCCAGGAACACCTTCAACGGGAGAAAATATTTTTTCAGCAATATCAACCATCAATCCACCGCCCATAAAATTCTTAAAATCGGTTATATTATTGAAAACGTATGTAGATTTTATTCCATTTCCGGAAATTCCACTACCGCCTGCAAATTCAACCGTCTTATTTTCAGGGTTATGGTCTTCCATTGATAATCCAGTATCTATTACCAAAACATTTCCAAATTCAGCCACATTTACCGCTGAATGAGGAGTATATCTCATCGCTGAGTATGAACCAGGTTCAATACATTTTTTTCCAAAAAAATTAACTATTGTTGACATATTTTTCTTTTTTTTATCTGATTATAACTGAATTTTATGAATTTTCAATAGGACGTAACACGATTTTGAACATTTTTGCAAATTCATCATTATTAATTAACGGTACAATATGCTCATATTTGAAAGTGATATTTAAAACCTTGTGAAAAATTGGTACTTCGGCTAAATCGTCTTGCATAACTATATCATTTCCGGAAAAAGTCGGAGTACGGAATCCTGCTAACTCTAATTGAGGCACAAGCACAAGTAACATAGATTTCAAAATATCGTATATAACATTAATTTCAACACTATTCATTGATGAAATTAAAATCTGATATGTACTCTCATACATTTGAGACAAATAATTTTGAACACCTATCACCTTTCCGTCTTTATCTAAAAGGTTTTCCGTTATATATCCTTCATCTTCACCAATAGTACTTGTTGCACGTTCATTAGGTAAGATTATATGAAGGGATATTATTTTCGCAACACTTTGATTATAACCAAAATTAACTGTAAGATTTTGTTCATTCAAAATCATCTTCTTTGCCTGAACGAAAAAATTGTATAGATTTATTTTTATATCCTTACCGTTTTCGTCCAATCCTAATATTTTGTAAAGATAACTTTTTGTGTCATCTCCACTATTTTTCAAATCATTGCGTAAAAAGGACACAATATTTGACAACGTATCATACAAAACTACCTCAGGAAGTAAAATACCGCTCATAGCACTTCAAATGAAATACCTCTATATTTTGATTTCAAAAATGGTAACATATTATTCAATTCATCTGTATATGTTTTAATTCTACCAGCAAACAAACCGCCTTGACCGCTTCTTGTGAGTGGGGTTGATTGACTAACACCGTCCAATGATAATTGTATGGATGATAACCCAACGCCATATAAAATATCCCCTATTACATTAAGCACGTTGATAGCAGCAAATTTACACACAAAATCAAGCAAATCCGCAGGAATTTTATCCCATCCCGTAATATAACGTAATCTCCAATAATTCGGTATGTAGTTTTGTCCAAACCAACCTAAATGTGGGGAAATGCCGTTATATATTAATGACTGTTGTGTCATATGAGCACCTTCCCTTGACCCAGTATTAGGTATTAAATAAACATTTCTGTAAACGGCTGTAAACTCTTGCTTTTTTATACTTAACCACTCTCTCGGATATGTTATCTGACACACATCATTAATCCATCCTTCAAGATTGTCAATATAAGCAATAGGGTACATTGAACGTATGAATCCCCAGGACATAAAGTCTTGACGTTCAAAATCTCTGTTTTCCTCTATGACTTGTTTTTTTCAATTTTATATTGAAAAGATTTTCAACTGCCGTTTGTGCTGAAAGAATATGCTGCTGCAAAGCGTTGGTTGAAATTCTACGTCCATCATTAGAGCATAACGGAATAGCAAATAGATAATTTTCTATCAATTCGCTTGGTGATATTATAATATCAGAATTAACGTTATATGAAATTTTCAAATTCAATGTACCCATATCACAAATCTGTTGCAAGAGTTTTTTATTGCTCGCTATCAAATTTTTCCAAAAGATAATTGACTAAATTCTTTTTAGAAGTTACACCGTTAACTTCATCTTCATTGCATCCTGATTCAATTGCAAACGACTTTAATTCATCAAACTTCATAAGCCGTATCTTTTTTTCAAATTCATCTCTTTCGTTATCTGTAACGGTTTCTGAATCATCGTTTTTTTCTCCATCTACAATTTTCCAAAATGGAGTTTTATTTACCATAATTTCCGCACATTTTTCACTTACCTCTACAATTCCATTTTCATCAATTATAACTTCACCATCATAAGGTAATACGATTTTTGTTGACTTAATGTTGATACTTTTAATTTTCATAATATTCTTTTTTTTATGTTTTTATATCATTTTAAAAAATAAGGAGGTAGAAAAATAACACCTCCACCTCCTTACTAATTGAAATTTATGATTCGGTTTTTAGTTGTTACCAATATTGATGATACGAACCATTTTCTTTGGCGCATACAAGAATGGAGTACCGTAAAGCAAAATCATAAATCTGAATGCCGGACTGAGGATAGCCAAATCCATCTTCATAAGAGGAGCAAGTTGAGCAAATTCAATAACTTCGTTATCAAACTGAAGCAACATTGCCTGATCACAATCAGGAAGGAATCTGTTACGGTCACGGACATTACCAGGAGTTCCGCTTGCACCACCGTCATACCCCTGAAGAACGTCTTGAACAGATACGTCAAACAAAGGATAAAATTCTGTGGTAGCAGCAGCGTTCTTCTTCGTTCTGTAAATTCTATATCCAGTAGCAGGATGAGTACCGCCACCATCCGTAATAGTGATATCAACAGCACCGCCAGCAACAGCAGCAACAGCAGAAGGAATTACTGTCATTGATGATTCACCAAAACGGTTCAAAGCGACAACACCGTAAAAATAATTACCAGCATCATTGCTATCCCACTTACCGTTAGCGTCAACGGGAACAGCAGCAACAGCAACAGTAGTAGGAGCGTTAGGTGCTTTTTGTGAAGTTGCGGCAGTTGTTGTAAGTTTAAATGGCAATTTTTTGAAGAAAATATCGTGATTCAAACCAATCTGACCAAACTGAGAGTCAAAAGCCTGAACACGTTGACCCATAATACCTTTTTCCAATGACGGACTATTAGGTACAATGAATTTGTTACCATAAAAGTTTTTAACAAAATTGCTCAATACCGCAGGCGGAGCATAAAGTTGTGTAGCAAGTCCGTAGTTTTCAACGATACTATTTGCACCATTTTCAATATGAGTTTCAGCCAATTTAGCACCACGAGCATCAATCACGTTTTCGCTCTCCATATAAGCACCAAGATTAGACCAAGCGTCAGACTGTTGCTGCTGTGCTAAAAATCCGTTAAACTGTTCAGGAACGATTTTTTCGTTACCAAAATAAAGTCCTTGATTAAGAGCACGCAAAATCCACATTGTACCATCTTTAATAGCACGTTCCATAACACTACCAACCATAGTGTGTACCAACTGCATCTGATGGGTTACACTCTTTGTCACACCAAGATACTTAACAAGTTGTGCTCTACGTACAAACATTGAATCCTCCTCTTCCGGAAGTTCTCCTTCACGGTTCCAACCACCACGATTAGCACCATAAGAAGTCTGTTGATTGTACTCTTCAACCGTATTGTACGCAGGTTTTTTCGGGATATCCTTCCAAAGGCGGATATCACTTTCACGGAAAGTAAGATGTTTTAAAGTTTTTTCCAATGATTCAACTTTCAAGGGAGCACCACTCGCAGTAGTCAAGTCAGTGGTATCACGTCCTGTGATTTGCTCTGCTGCAAGTGCCTTGTTAAGTTGATCAAGGTTTTCGCTGCTACCAATTCCGGAATAAAATCCGTCTTGCTGCTGCGCATAGCCGTAATCAGCCAAATTAATTGATAAGTTTTCCATACGTTTGTTTTTTTTAGGTTAAAAAATTTATTTTGTTATTTCAATGTTAAATTCATTCTTCAATCTCTTAATCACGTCTGTCGGTAATACGTTACTTGATTCAAATGAAGTGCAAGCCTTACTGAACTGTTCGTCATACCCCTTCAAAAAAGTAGCCTGATCAAGAATATCAACAATTTTTCTCTTATCTCTTGAGATAGAAAGAGCATTTACATTAGGAGTTTCATTGAACATATTTTCTTCCCCTTTGCTGAAAATTCTTTCCACAGGTTTTGCGTGTGAAATTGATTTAGGAGCAGGAACTTCTGAGCCAAAATCTTCAATAGCCTTACGCAATGTTGCAATTTCATCGCTCTGTGATTTAATGATTTCTGACATTTCATTAAATTTGTTTGCATTATCTTTGGCTATACTTCCTAATGCTTTGAAATATTTTTCGTTTATAATGTGAGATTTCACAAGTGCTTTTTCCAATGTTGAAATTTCAGATTTTTTCACCTTACGGCTTTTACTTCCACACCCCTCTTCAATTTCATCATCATCTTTTTCTTCTTCCTCTTCAATCTCATCATCCTCTTCCTTTTCTTCTTCAGGTTCACCGTGTTCCTCAGATTTTTTCACCTTTTCATCATCTTCTTCAAAATCTTCGGTTTCTTCAAAATCTTCGGTTTTTACCTCTTCATCGTCTTCAGCCTTGCTTAATCCTAATGCGTTATACGCTTTTTCAATGTCTTGGTCTGTTACCATTCTCTTGTTTTTCATAATGGAAATTTTTGTTATTAATTTTTCAACTTTTATTGCCTTTTCAATACTTATACCTGGTATGTCATTAAAAATTTTATCATATAACTGACTTTTGGTAAAATATTTTACTTCCTCTACTTCATCGTCAATTTCACCCTTTATAATTTTTGCAAATGTTTTAGGGTTTTTTGGCATATGAGTTATTGCCACACCAGTGATTACCGCTTTTTTAATGTGATTATATTTTGGTGAATTTTTATCATCTGATTCTCTTTCAAGTACCTTACCTTCAATTGAAAAACCAAGTCTGCGTGTACTGCTATTTGCTTCAAAAGTTTTTGCTAAATCATAAACTTCATTCGCTATCTTTGAATCAGGATACAAATCTGCTTCAAGATATA